CTTCAGTAGCGTCCTTGTCCACACCATTAGCCCAACACCCTCCCACAGCCATGTCTTCAGTGATGCTGTCGTAAGCAACAAATGCAGGATCTGAGGGGTCTGGGGTAAAGCCTACAGTGCCGTAGCTAGAAGCAGAGAAGTCACCGTCTACTGCCGTAGCTCGCCAGTGGGCAACTACTACGCCACCGTCTGATAACTCACGTTCTAAAGTTGAAATTGTCCATGTGGTTGCCATTAGTTAGCTCCTTCTAGTTGTGCGACTCTGGCACGTAATTGTTGAACTTCTTTGATAAGCATGGGGACTAGCTTGCTGTAATCCACGCCCATCATATCTTCTGAGTCTTCTGGTTGATGTACAGCCTCTGGTGCAACAGTTTGCAGCTCTTGTGCAATCATGCCGTACTTCTGATGTGACCCGTTAACCTTCCAGTCAAATGATCTGACTTGAATTGCGTCGATGTCATCAGAAGCAGAAGGCGCGTCTACGATATTCTCTTTGAGACGTTGGTCTGACGAAGTGTTGTAGGCAGTAGCTGATGAAGTTACAGATATACTACCTACGGTTGTGCCGTCTTTGGTAAAAGTGGCGATATTACCATCTGTATTAAGGCGATTAAGCGTTAGGGAATTGCCATCTCTAGTAGCTCTTATGTAGCCGCCACCCGAAGATTCAACACCTACTGTTGCTAAGTTAGAAGCAGTCTTACCCACCAATAAATTGCCCGATGAATCGATGCGCATGGCTTCTGAGCCAGAGGTACTAAAGGCTACTGAACTTACATCGGTATCGTCATCGCGCACCTGCATAAATGTTTGATGTGAGCCACCGTCTGGGGCTAACGAGAAATAAACGCTATCTGTTCCGCCATTAGTAATGCCAAATGTTGGGTGGCCGCTTCTTGATTGCGTGAACCCGCTACCTAACGATGCTCCACCTACAACTTCTAAAGCACTGCTAGGCGAACTCGTCCCGATTCCCACGTTGCCACCACCTCTGGCTAAAACAAAGTCGCCCCATGCACTTCGGCCATTGATTAGATGCCTAATTTCTGAGTAAGTGTTGCCGCTTGTTGCACCAAACGAAACATCAAAACTTGTCCCCGTAGTGCCATTAACGTAGTCATCGTTCGTTATCAGCATCTTGTTTAGTGCAGAGTCTTGAATGTGTAAAGAATTTAAAGGACCCGTCGTGCCGATTCCCACGTTGCCGCTTTCCAAAAATGTCATCAATTGCGTTTCAGAAGAGCCATCAGTAAAGTTACCTATGTCTAATCTGTCGCTTGCTGGGGTCTTTAGATAGAATAAATTTCGCCCTGCGCCTGAACCCTCAGAAGTATCATAGTGTCTTATTTCTATAGATTTTGGCTGATTTGCTTCGCCATCTACATAGACTTTTGTAGCTTCCGCAGTTTCTGTATTTATATGAAGCTGACCTAGTGGGCTGCTAATCCCGATTCCAAGCGACTCCGCCGAAGCGTCCCATACCAACTTAGGCGTTGTGCCCGTGTCTTCGTAGAAGCTGATGTCGCCGTTGTCTGCTATCGTTGCTCTTTTTAACGGAGTTGTTGTGGTGTTAGCCGTTGTATAAAAGTCTAGCTGTGTAGGTGAACTTGTACTCGTCCATGCAGAAAATGCCGATGCTTTAATTGACGCGGCTTCATCAAAATCGCCTTCGTCGCTACCACCAAACCATATTTGACCTAAAGCATTACCTGCATTAATTGTGGAATCGTTTCTATAAAACTTTAAGTAATGCGAACCTGTTGAGCTTTGTAACAACGCTTCACCATCAACAGTAAGCCCATCCATCGTGGCTGTGCCCGTTACGTCAATGCCTGTGGCTGTGGTGGCTAGTTTGGTTTGTGCATTATGTGATAAAGTAACTGCACCATTAGGCGTTGCGCCAATCATCAGGTCAGTACCATTACCCTCATAAAGAGCAAACTCATTAGCAAGAATATTTAGATTACCAGTTCCAGAATCTGTAATATAACTATTAAGCCCATCATGATAAATCTGTAAGTCGCTTTCAGCGCCGAAGATGGCTTTGTCGTTATCACCAAACGCTATATTCGTTCCACCTGTGGCATTACCCAGTGCTAAGATTTCAGCAAGAGTATCTACAGTGTCCTGCTGTGCGTCTACGTAAGCTTTGATGGACTGCTGCGTAGCCAAAGCTGTAGCACTGTTAGTAGCCATGTCGTCTTCGTCTAAAATAGTAGTGACGGTGGCTCCGGTTGCACCTTTAAAAGACGCAAAAGTTAAAACCCCAGTAAACGTAGGACCTGCTAAATTTGCTTTAGTTGCAATTGCTGTTGCGATGTTGTCGAACTCAGTTTCAAACTCAGTTCCCTTAATGATTTTGCCGCTGTTGCCAGAAGGTAAACTATCTTTTGCGGCAAAGTCAACGGTTTTAGTATAGTCACTCATGGTTTATCCTCTGATATTGACACTATGCTGCCCACGTTCTGTCAAGGGCTAAAAAGAAATAAAAAGAAAAAAGAGGGGGCCTAAAAGACCCCCCGGAGTTCTTATGCAGAAGGAACTGCTAGAACGAAGCCAGCTTCAGGCCGGTACACTTCAACACCGTACAGGCAGTCAGCCGTGAACAAGGTTGACAAGTATTCCTGCTTGTACTGGGTCTGTGAACGTACTGACAACTGCTCAGCGAGAACAATAGCGTCTCGATGGAAGAGCATAGCAGCACGAGTGTCTACAGTAGCTACAGAGTTCTGAGCAGCAGTTTCGATAGTTGCACAGTTTGCAGAGACATATACGTCTACTCCGTACAAGTTACCGATAAGCCCAGATTCTACACCACGACCACCTACGAAGTCAGAAGACACGTAACGGTCAATGCCCATGATAGCATTTCGAGTAGCAGGAGGAATAACAAGTACGCGGTTTTCCATCGGTACGTTGTTGTCGTCCAACTTCTGAATCATGTCACGGAAGAAAGCATCAGTAAACTCATCACCAGAAACTAAGGTGTCGTCAGTGTACTGAGTCGTAGCGCCGTTGTCATTGAAGAAACAGCCAGTGTGCTGGTAGTCCGTAGGAGCTACAGCAGAAGCAAATACTACTGCACCACCGTCACCAAAACCAGTGCCACAAGAGTGGAGGTCGGTGTCGATTTTGGTAGCCAAAGCGTAACCAGCGTCTTCAGTGTAAAACTGACGTAAGCTGCTGAGAGCTTGTACTTCAACGATGTCCTCAACGAGTCTTGAGTACTCGAAGTGTCGGTCGATGTCTACAGTCAGTTCGCCTTCAGTGTTTGCAATGATAGTAACTGCAGTGTCAGCAGCCTTAGCATTTGCGTCGCCACGTACAGGCTTAGGAATGTGAAGCTTGTCACCTTTCTTGCCATTCATGCTAATCTTTTTGACAAGAGGTGCCATCTTCAGGTTTTTTTGATAAGCAGCGATAATCTCGTCACTCCAGATTTCTGGAATAAACGTTGCTGCTTCAGTCTTTGCAGTGTTGCCCCCTGCACCGGGATATGTAGCAGTAGCCATGTCAATCTCCTATTAGATTATTTGACTCGACCCTCGCTATAAGCTCTTAAGATTTCCTCTGATAAAGCTTGGTAACGCTCTGGGTCTGTTTTCATTAGTTTAATAATGTCGGCCCTACGATACACTTTCTTACGACTACCTTCAGCACTGCCTCGTGCCCCACCTGTATTAGCTGCTTTGAGTTGCTGCTTACGTGCTTGTTTCTCAACTTGCACTGTCTGCTGTGCTACTGTCTTACGCTCCTTCCAGAGTGAAAACAATTCATCAGCAGCTTCTGCATCAAACTGTTGGTCAGCTTGTACAAACAACTGAGTCCTAATCTTTGAAGCTTGTATCCACTCAGCAAACTTAGGGTCCTTAAGGATGTCCTGCATGTCTGGATGCTTGTTATTAAGCGTAGCCAGAGATGATTGTTTTTTGTACTGAGTAGTGTACTCTTGTGCTTCTTTAATCTTAGGATGATTCTCAATAGCACGATTAACTGCTGCTTGAGGGTCTGTAAAGTAATCTATATCGTCTTCAGGCTCAACGTATTGTTGAGGTGCTTGCGGTTGTGTCTGACTAGAAATGTAGTCGTCTACTACCTTACGAAGTTCTCCTACTTCTCCAGACTGACGACCTAAAAGCTTCTCAGCTTCTTGGTGCATCTGTACTACTTCTTCTAAGGACTTGCCTTGGTACTTGTCAGGGATTGTAGTTTCTTCTGCTTGGGGTTGCTCAACTTCTTGTTGAATCTCAAGTTCTTCGTTTTCTATGGTTTCTTCTGCAGTTTCCTCTTCAGGCTGCATGTCTACCATTGTCGCTCTAGACATAATTAAACTCCGTGAACTTAGTCATTGTGGAGATGGGTTTTTCTACCTGCTTGTTCGTGTTCTTTTACCCACTTCATGTGTCTACCGGGGAAGTCCCCAGTGTGTCCATCAAGTATAAAAGCCGGGGCAGACAGCATTTTTGTAGCACTGGCACCACACTTGCACCTACTCTCAGTAGTGGCAGAGGCTACGAACTCTTCATATACGTGTCCGTTGGTACAACGAAAGTCGTATACTTTAATCATCTACTTCGTCTTCTACTTCAGCCTGTTCTCTAGCTGCTTCAATAGTTGCCTGTAAGTTAATTACGGAGGCTAAAGCTGCAACTTGGCCTTTACGAAAGAGGAAGTCTTCAGTATCTTTAACTGTCTGAATGTCAGCTAAAGTTACTGCATTGGAAGAAAGCTCTTTAACGAGTTGTTTGAAACCTTCGGAGTTAAATAGTTGGTTGTAGTTGTCGAAGTAAGTCTCAAGCTCAGATGTCATAGTTTTCCTTTAGTTGATACTATAGTTATAGTATAGCATATTTTTAGTTAAAAGTCAAGGTTTATTTAGTAGCCCTTTTTCTTAGGCTTTTTCTTTGTTTTCTTAGGTTTAGCAGTAGTTTTGTAACCGTAGGCCATAGCTTTCTCCTTAGCTGTTTTAGAAAGTTCGTCGTAGTGGTACAACTTTTTAGAATTAGCACCGTGGGAAGCACCTGAGTGAACTTCACCATTAGGCATCTTGTGTGTGCCACCTGTGTGCTTAGAGCCGTCTCTGAAGTAGTGAGGTACGCCTCTAGCCATCACTTTTTCCTCTTTTTAGCTGTTTTGGCTGCTTGTTTGAAGGCTTTTGCGGTGGGTGCACCTTTGGAACCCGGTTTACGCATCTTCTCCTTGCTACCTGCTGCAATGCGCTTACGTTTAGCGTGGATATTCTCATATAAACCTGCCACTACCATTTCTCCTTATTTGCCCAGTACGCTGCTGACATTTTACCTTTTGCAATATTCTTTGCATGACGAGCTTTAAATGACTTGCGTCTGGCTTTATCTTTCTCAGACTTAGGGGCTTTACCCGCACCACTAACTCCCTGTTGTCCAAACCTAATAGTTTTAACTTGGTCACCTTCTTTGGCAACTACTACGTGCGACTTAGTAGGATGGCTAGGAGTCCTCTTTGGCTTGTTGAAGCCGCTTACTCCCGCCCTTGCTAGTCTTGGGTCCTTCTCCTTTGCCACTGGAAAGCTCCTCTATTTTCTGTTCTAAGTTTTTAATTTGTTGCCACTTGTTTTCAAAATGGTTGTCTATGTGGTTTAGGAGAACTTGAAGTTCTTTATCCGTTAGCATGTTTATCCTCTTGGTTGTTTAAATTGCGAGCCACTCTCCAAAGTCTCTTACGTACATAAGGTGTGCTGTGGCGTGTTGTGTGTTAAAAGTTAGAGTTGATCCTCCAAACTCATCTATGTTAAACTGAGCTATGTTGTAGAGAGCAGCAGAATATATCCTAATGTCTCCAGTAATTTGTACCGTATTAGCCGTGGCTAAGTACATGACGACTGTTTCTCTGTCTTTAGGAGCTGAGTTTAAAACAATATGTAAGTCTGCTTCACACCTAAGAATCTCTGTTTCAGACGTAGTATGGTCTGCACTTAGAGTATAAGGAGTGGCGGTGGCTAAGTCTGCTCTTGACTGTGGAACGTAACTCATTATATTGCCAACCACTCTTTAAATTCTTGGATGTACACAAGATGTATCGTAGTGTCGTCTTGTTCAATGATAAGACTACCTGCTCCAAACTCATCTATATTGTACTGTGCTACGTCATAGTAAGACATGTTGACAATACTAATTTCACCTACAATGTCAATCCTATCGTCAGTACGACAGTTAACAATAACTGTTTCTCTGTCCTGCGGGTGCTGTGTTAAGTGGATAACGACACCTTCAGTAACCTTAAGTATCTCAGAACCTGCTGTGGTGTGAGGAGTAGAAATAGTCTTAGCAGTGGCGTTCTTAAGGTCAGCACGACTAGCCATACTACCCATAGAGATGTTGTAAACATTTGAAGCCTGAGCTTCATTAAGGTCCTTCACGGACCCCGCGTCTACTTCCTCACCATTGGTCAAGGTTAGTACTAAGTGTCCGTCAAAGTCAACAGAAGCGTCCTCAACGCCCACTCCTTCTTTGCCTTCTGCTCCGTCTTCACCGTCCTTACCGTCT